AGCAGACCAATCCTGTCAAGGAAGAAGCATCTGATGAAGACGATCTTCCAGAGCTAACCGAAGAAGAGATTGATGAGTATCTCGACTCGCTCACCGAAGAGGAACTCGCTGAACTTGCTGCACTAGCAGAAGCAGAAGAGTCCGACGAGGAAGTTGTCACCGAAGCCAAGGGCGAGAAGTGTGACGACGAAGATGAGGACGAGGACGAGGAAGACAAGAAGGAAGTGAAGGAAGAAGTAGCTCCTGAGTTGACCGAAGAGGAAATTGCCGCTGCCCGTATGGAAGCACTCAAGGGTCTAGTGTCGGAGAACATGGGTTCTTGCGCACAGGACATTGACGCGCTATTCTCGGGTGAGGAACTCTCCGAAGAATTCAAGACCAAGGCTACCACGATTTTCGAAGCCGCTGTCCGCAGCCGCGTCGAGACTATCGTAGAGAAGATTGCCGCTGAGAACGAAGCCATCATGGAATCCACCATTGGCGAAGTCGAAGCAACGTTGACTGAACAGGTTGACGACTATCTGAACTACGTCGTAGAGCAGTGGATGGAAGAGAACAAGTTGGCTGTCGAGTCTGGTCTGCGTGCTGAAATCGCAGAAGACTTCATGGCTGGTCTAAAGAACCTGTTCGTGGAACACTACATCGAAGTTCCAGAAGACAAGACTGACCTAGTTGAAGAACTTGCATCGCAAGTCGCAGCTAAGGAAGAGGCTCTTGATGAACAGGTCGCAAAGACCGCAGAATTGACCAAGGCTCTGAATGAGTCTAAGGCTGTCGAAATCCTACGTAAGACTACGGAAGGATTGACCGAAGTTCAGGTCGCAAAGATCAAGTCGCTCGCAGAGGGCGTTGAGTTCACCACAGAGGGTGAGTATTCGTCAAAGCTCGCAGTGATTCGCGAGAACTACTTCCCAACAGGAAAGAAAGTAAGTGAGGCTCCTAAGACTCTTGTAGAGACTACGGACCCTGCGGAAGTATCACCAGTCATGGATCGTTATGTACAAGCAATCAGCAAGTCACTTCCAAAATAAGTGATTTACTAAATAAACCATCCTCTAAGGAGAAAACAAATGTATCTTTCAGAAACTTTCGTAACTAAGTGGGCACCAGTTCTGGACCACCCTGAACTCGCTAAGATTAGCGACCCGTACAAGAAGGCTGTTACCGCAGTCATTCTTGAGAACCAAGAAAAGGCAATGCGCGAAGAAGCTGCTGCCTATGGCAACATGTTCGAAGCTGTGCCTAACAGCGCAGGCGGCGGTATGTCTCCTGTCGTCGGCGGCGAAGGCAACATCAAGGGTTTCGACCCTATCCTCATCGGTCTGGTACGTCGCGCACTGCCTAACCTGATGGCATATGATGTTTGCGGCGTCCAGCCTATGACCGGTCCTACCGGACTGATCTTCGCAATGCAGGCTAAGTACGCTAACACCGGCAACGGTTGGCTCAACAATGCACCAGAAGCTTTCTTCAACGAAGCTAACACTGCATGGTCGGGTCAGGGCGCACACGCAACGGGTATGCTCGGTGCGGCTGCTGGTCAGCTAGGTAACACCCTATCGACGTTCGCAAACACGGTACTGGCTAACACCGGTAACGCAATGCCTACGGCAACGGGCGAAGACCTCGGCACTGGCATGGCTCAGATGGGCTTCTCTATCGAACGTGTGTCGGTTGTCGCTAAGACCCGCGCATTGAAGGCAGAGTACACCCTTGAGCTTGCACAAGACCTCAAGGCAATTCACGGTATCGACGCAGAAGCGGAACTATCGAACATCCTATCGACTGAAATCCTAGCGGAAATCAACCGTGAAGTTGTTCGTACCATCTACGCAGTTGCAAACATCGGCTACCTTGGCGTTTCCACCAACACCTTCAACCTAGCTTCGGCATCGGATACCTCCGGTCGTTGGGCAGTTGAAAAGTTCAAGGGTCTTCTATTCGCAATCGAACGCGCAAGCAACAAGATTGCTAAGGACACTCGCCGTGGAAAGGGCAACATCCTAATCGTCAGCACGGACGTAGCATCGGCTCTGTCGATGACCGGTCTGCTTGACTATCAGGGCGCACTGACCAACAACACCAACCTAGCGGTTGACGACACTGGCAACACCTTCGCAGGTACGCTATTCGGTCGCCTAAAGGTCTACGTAGACCCATATTCGATCACTGGATCGGACTACGTGGTTGTCGGCTACAAGGGCGCAACGCCATATGACGCAGGACTCTTCTACTGCCCATACGTTCCGCTACAGATGGTCCGCGCTATCAACCCTGACACCTTCCAGCCTAAGATTGGTTTCAAGACCCGTTACGGCTTGGTGCAGAACCCATTTGGCAACAGCCAGCAGGGTGCTGAAACGGTTGTCTCCGGTACGTTGGCTAACCACAACAACACCTATTACAGGAAGTTTGCGGTTATCAACCTGATCGGCTGATCGTAACTCAAAACAATAATAGGGCGAAAGCCCAAG